TGTCGCGAGAAATAGATAGATATCAATTGAAATCTTTATTTCCCATTTGCCAAGACTGTAATAAAATTAAATTTGATGGAATTCCGTATTCGTGTAAAGCATATCCAAAGAAAAACGGAATACCGCCGGAAATCTGGAACGGTAAGGTTAAAAAATGTGACCATTATGAACCAAAAACCTAGGGTATAGTGTGAAGCCAATATTTGAAAGGTAGTAACTGTCATGAGCAAATATAAACCATATGAAATAGATAGATATAAGTTGAATATATTTTGTGTATGTTTGAATTGCAGTAAATACAGAGGCTCAAGAAATGACTTCTCAAAATATTGCGATGCTTATCCTAAAAATCTACCATCCGAAATATGGAATGGGGAAAATGCAAAATGTCCGTATTTTGAAGAAAAACAGAGGTAACAGTATGATAACACTTATAAAAACCTTAAACATCCAAAACGCATCACTAACCGTGATCACAGCAGGCAGACGACTCCCGCTTGCACAGTTCACCGGTAAAATCGAGATCACAGAACATCAGAGTATGGCACCTGTCCTCGGCAGAATGTGCAAAGGTGAAAAGAAAATCTATGCCTCCTTTATTTTATGCCAGGATATTGAATATCAGACAGATGATGCATTTCATACCGGGAAAGTATATGAAGCGGTCGGGGATGTGCAGGGTGAGCACTCTTGCGAGAGGCTTATTTTCTCAGGACTCCGATTTGAAGATATAGATCCGTTGAATGGAACTGTAACACTTGAAGTGACCGATCTGGAACTGATCCGGAAAATGCTTGAGATGTAGAATTGTAAACACCACCAGCCAATAACGGTTAGGTGGTATTTTTATACCCCAAAATCAAAAGTTGCACCAGTGCAACCACAAAATGTAAAACGATAGAAACAGGATTGTAAGCAGCAGTCCTGTTTTTATATTGTCCGAAAGCCTTATGACGTTTAAACTGCGGCAATTTGCCCTTATGCATGGCATCAAAACTGCATACTGCTGTGGAGACACCACGCTTAAAAACGGTGCAGGAAAGGAAACTATGGAATTTTTAAAAGACATTTTAGGCGAGGATCTCTATAAGCAGGTGTCTGATGCTGTCAATGCTCATAACGGAAAGCCGGAGAATAAGGAGAAGCAGGTGAAGATCGCAGACCTTGGATCTGGTCAGTATGTTGACAAAGGCAAGTATGATACCGCCGTGGCAGAAAAAGAGAATCTTGCCGGTCAGATCAAAACGCTTAATACTACGATCGGGGATCTGAAAAAGAACAATGCAGACAATGAGACATTACAGAACACCATTGCGGATCTGCAGACGAAGTTAAAAGATCAGCAGACAGCCAATGACCAGATCTCAAAGACCTATGCGCTGAAAGATTCCCTCACAAAGCAGGGCGTACTTGATCCGGACTATCTGATCTACAAGGCCGGCGGACTGGATAAGTTCACATTTGACAAAGAGGGGAAGCCGGTCGGCGTAGAGGAAGCGGTGAAGCCGTATAAGGAAGATAAGACAATGGCACATCTGTTCAAACAGGAACAGCCGAAGCCACCGTATCATCCACAGGGTGGCACCGGCGGCGCAGGATCTGCGAACCCATTTGCCAAAGAGACGTTCAATCTGACAAAACAGGGTGAACTTTTAAAATCCAATCCGGAGCAGGCAAAGGCACTGGCCGCAGCCGCCGGAGTAACATTATAACAGTATGAAAGGAAGATGATTTATGGCAATTACAAAAATTGCAGACGTGATCGTACCGGAACTGTTTAACCGGTATGTAATCAACAGAACAATGGAGTTGTCCGCGTTTTTCCAGTCGGGGATCGTGGTAAACAGCCCGGAATTTGATACGCTTGCATCCGAAGCGGCAAGAACACACAACATGCCGTTTTTTGAGGATTTACAGGGAGAATCCGAAGCAATCCTTGAAGACGTAAAAATGACACCGAAGAAAATTGGCTCCAACAAGGATGTATCTACAACCATCCTCCGTCAGAATATGTGGGGAGCAAGTAATCTTTCTGCAGCACTGGCAGGAGCAGATCCGATGAAAGCGATCGGTGATCTGGTAGCTGGTTACTGGGCGAGAGATATGCAGAAAGAGTTGATCGCGATCCTGTCCGGTGTGTTTGGAACCACTACCGCAGGAGATAGCGGAACACCGGCGGCAGAGACCAGAATGGCGGATCATATCCTTGATCTGACTATTGGAAAGACGGATGCCGCAAAGCAGATCAGCGCATCTGCATTTATCGATGCGTGCCAGCTTCTTGGTGATGCACAGGCGCAGTTATCCGGCGTAGCAATGCACTCTGCGACCAAGTCTTATCTGAAAAAACTGAACCTGATTGAGACCGAGCGTGATTCTACCGATGTTGAGTTTGACACCTACCAGGGCAGACGTGTGACCGTGGATGATGGTTGCCCGGTGGATGCTAAAAATGGTGTGTATACCACATATCTGTTTGGAAATGGAGCAATCGCATATGGAAATGGTTCTCCGGTCGGTCATGTAGCAACAGAGGTTGATCGTGACAAACAGACCGGTGGTGGTATTGATTATCTGATTAACCGTAGGGCGTTTATCCTGCATCCGAGAGGAATCGCATACACCGGAGCAAAGCGTGAACATGTGGAGACACCAACAAGAGCAGAGCTTGCGATGGCGGAAAACTGGAATCCGGTATACGAACCAAAGCAGCTTAGAATCGTAGCGATCAAGCACAAGATCGGGTAGCCTATGGATCTGGCAAAGTTAAAGGCACTCCTTGGAATTGAGGATGATTCCAAGGATCCGGTGCTTGAATTTGTCATTGAGGATGTGGAGGAAACCATCAAGAACTATTGTCATGTGGGGGAAATGCCGGCTGGACTGGTGAATACCGGCTACCGCATGGCGATGGATCTGTACCGGAATGAAAATATCGGGAGTGAGACGGGAGCCGTTGGCTCGGTTTCCTCTATTTCCGAGGGTGATACATCTATATCATTCCGGCAGTATGTGGATGATAATTTCAAGGATACAGTGCTGAAAAATTATAAGTCCTCATTGAACCGATACAGAAAGGTGGCATGGAAATGATCGCGGATGCAATCAAACAGGCACAGACACTTGCAAGGAAAGCGCAGGAAGCCACATACGATGGTAGATGTACCGTTATGGAGCGTCAGAAAGTAAAGGATCCCAAAACAAAGATTACCACGGAAAAAGAGGTTGCGGTACTGGAAGATGAACCGTGCCGACTGTCATATTCCAGCGTCAGTGCTGTGGATCAGACGGAATCGGCGGCAAAGACCGCACAGGTCACAAAGCTGTTTTTATCCCCGGATGTACAGATCAAACCGGGAGCCAAGATCATGGTGACACAGGCTGGCGCGGTACGAACTTTTGAATGCAGCGGCGTGGCAGCAGTCTATCCGACACATCAGGAAATCGTGCTGAAATTAGCGGAGAGGTATGCATAATGGCAAGGATGGGAAAATTTGACGCAAAAGGGATTGAAAAGTTTCAGAAACAGATGCAGAAATTGCAGGATCCAAATGCGTTTGTAGAAGCCTGCGCAAGAGAACTTGCGGCGCGGCTGCTACGCATGGTTGTAAAAAGAACGCCAGTCGGTCAATATCCGGCGGGATCGGGAAAGACCGGAGGAACACTTCGCCGTGGATGGACCGCATCCAAAGGTGCATCTGCCAAGGGATATGCCGATTCCATGACAATAACGCATTCTGGAGATGTGTATACGGTTGAGATTGTAAACCCGGTTGAGTATGCCAGCTATGTTGAGTACGGACACAGAACCGCAAATCATAAAGGCTGGGTAAAAGGACGATTTATGATGACGATATCCGAACAGGAATTGCAAGGTATGGCACCGGGAATCCTTGAAAAGAAGATTGAAAAGTATTTTGGAGATATCATGAAATGATAAATGAAATTATAGCGGCGATCAGCGTTGCCCTGGATGCGGAGTTCGGGGATGAATATGAAATTTATATGGAAGAGATCAAGCAGGACTTAAAAGAGCCCTGTTTTTTTGTGCAGTGCATCAACCCGACAACGAAGCTGTTCCGGGGAGAACGATATTTTCAGAGCAATCCATGCTGTATTCAGTATTTCCCGAAGTCAGAGGAAATACAGCGGGAGTGCAATGAGGTTGCCGAGCGCATGACATGGTGTCTGGAATATATCACAGTAGACGGTGATCCGATGCGCGGCACACAAATGCATGCAGAGGTAGTCGATGGTAATTTGAATTTCTTTGTAAATTATGATTGCTTCCTTTACCGGAAAAAGGCGCCGGGAGAAGCAATGGAGACAGTCGGTGTTGATCCGAGGGTGAAAGGATAGGTGATGATTGTGCCAAGAGCGGCAGGAAATCCGGCAAGAGCGAAAAAACCGAAACAGCCGGTGAAATATACCAAAGCGCAGATCTTAGCGGCGAAGAAATATAGAAACCGCAGGGATCTGCTCGGAGTGCTGCTGGTCGATGACCGGGAGTATGAATTGGAAGAAGTGGAACAGGTAATGAGTGAATTTTTGGAAGGAAAGGTGAAATAGAATGGCATTAGGTGGTGGAACATGGACATCACAGGATAAGGTACTGCCGGGATCCTACATCAATTTTGTAAGCGCGGACAAGGCGGGAATCACGCTGTCCGATCGTGGTGTATGCGCAATCCCGATGGAACTTGACTGGGGAAAAGACGGCGAAGTAATCAAAGTCAATGCAGAAGACGTAAGGAATGCTTCTTACCGTGTTTTCGGGCATGATTATACGGATGAGGAGATGCTGCCGATCCGCGAGGTATTCCGGCACGCAAAAACGCTGTATATTTACCGGCTGAACAGCGGCGAAAAGGCGGCAAACGATTATGCTACGGCAAATTGCAGTGGGGCGCGTGGCAATGATCTGAAAATTGCAATTACCGCGAATGTAGACGAACCGAGCAAATTTGACGTGGTTACATATCTTGGCACAGTGAAAATGGACACGCAGACAGTAGAAAAGGCTGCGGATCTGAAGGCGAATGACTATGTTACGTTTAAGGGAAATGCGACACTGGAAGCAGCCGCGGGTGTGCCGCTTACGGGCGGAACCAATGGTGATGTCACCGGGGATACGCATCAGAAAGCATTGGATGCGTTGGAAGCGTACGCGTTTAACGCTCTTGGCTGTCCGTCATCGGATAACAAGGTAAAGGCACTGTATGTGGCGTATAGCAAACGTATGAGGGATGAAGTCGGCGTTAAGTTTCAGACGATCGTATATGATACGGCGGCGGACTATATCGGCGTAATCAATCTGAAAAGCAAAGTCACAGGTGAGAAAGAACAGGATCTTGTATACTGGCTGACCGGTGCGGAAGCCGGATGCGCGGTGAACCGGTCCGTAACCAATATGAAATATGATGGTGAGTACATGGTGGATACGCCGCTGACACAGTATGAACTCAAAACGGCGGTCAAGAACGGCGAGCTGGTATTCCATAAGGTTGGCAATGAAATCCATGTATTGGAGGATATCAACTCTTTTGTGACACTGACCAGTGAAATGGGAGCTGATTTCCAGCTGAACCAGGTGATCCGGGTACTGGATCAGGTCGGTAATGACATTGCATCCATGTTTAATACAAAGTATCTCGGGAAGATCCAGAACGACAATTCCGGTCGCATCAGCTTCTGGAATGATGTAGTGTCTTTCTTTTCAAAGATGCAGGACATCGGTGCGATCGAGAATTTTGACAGCGGAGAAGTGGTTGTTGCCAATGGAGAGGATAAGCGATCTGTACTTGTGACAACCAACTGCCAGCCGGTGTGCGCGATGGAAAAGCTGTATATGACAGTTACCGTGGAATAAGAGAGAGGAGTGAAATAAAAAATGGGCAATGTAACCATGAAAGCAAAGGACACTCTTGCCGCTGCACTGGCGGAGTGTTTTGTTACGATCGGAGATCGCCGGTATAATTTCATGCAGGCGATCAACCTTGAAGCGAAATTTGAGAAAAACAAGACCGAGGTTCCAATCCTCGGC